TTAATTGAGGTTGCATTTTTTTTCCTTTTTTTTAATTTAATGTATTGACTTATATATATTGAATATATATATCTATCAATATGAACAATATAAGACCATTAATAAGAAATATAACAAAGGAGAAAATATAATGAGTGCTTATCAAGTAGATACAGATTGTTTAGGAAGAGTATTAAAAGCAATCAGTAAAGTTGGAGTATATGGGCCAAGATATAAGGAGATACAAAAACTTAAAGATGCCTATAATAAGAATGGTGGTCAAGTTTTTGATAAACTTCTTGAATTAAATAGATACAGCTTACAAGAGAGATACCCAGATGATTTCAAAGAATTATTCTGTGATGTAAATAGATCTAAAGCTGTATGGTTGAGCAGACAGTTGGGCCATAATGATTATCAATTAGTTAAAAGTTTAAGTTGTTTTTTATACCAGGCTTGTGAAGGAGATGCAGTTAAGAAATCACTTTATAAAACTTTGGTAGAAATCCAAAACAATTTCAATGGTTCTTTGGTAAATAAACATCCAGAGTACCAGGAAGTGAAGTGGGGTTAATGAACTTTAGAACTTGGTTATCAAAAAATAAACTAAAGTCATCAGATAAAATGGTGGGAGATCTGCGTGTGTTAGCAGATACTTCCACTTTTAGATACATCTCCAGGATAGGTTTAAATTCTGATGATGTAATTATTAGAATGATTGAAGATGGTTGGATATTTCAAAATCCAAACACTCCTCCAGAATTTACATTCGATGTAGTCCTGGATCATTTTGATAACAATCCAATACTAACTTAATAGGAAATATAATTATGAAATATGTAGCTTACACTAGAGTATCAACTAAAGACCAAGGCAAAGATGGTTATGGTATCCAGGATCAAGAGAAGGTTGTTAAAAGATATGTTGGTAACAATGAATTGATTGCCTCTTTTAAAGAAACTGAAAGTGGATCTAAAAGTGATAGACCGGAACTGTTAAAGGCCCTGGCATTATGTAAAAAAGAAAATGCAACATTAGTTATAGCAAGATTAGATAGACTTGCTCGTAACTTATACTTTGTTGCTAAATTACAAAACAGTAAGATTGATTTTGTTTGTTGCGATATACCAGATGCTAACAAATTTACTATTCAATTACTTGCTGCTGTAGCTGAACAGTATTTAGATACATTAAGAAAAAATACTAAAGCTGCCCTGGCTATTGCTAAAAAGAATGGAGTGCAATTAGGTAATCCAAAAAATCTTAAACAAGCAAGTATTAAAGGTAACAAAGTTAAACAACAACAAGCAGATCAATTCGCAATTAAGATTAATGAAATTATTAAAAGTATCAGAGCTGCTGGATTAAATACACTCCAGGATATTTCTGTTGCTTTAAATAATAGAGGTATCAAAACTTATAATGATGGAGTTTGGTATCCTACAACAGTTAAAAACATCATAGAAAGAGTAGGTGCGTAATGATGGATCTTGAAACAATCAAGTATCTAAATAAGAAAGCTGGAAAACAAGCAAGAGAAGATGATGTTGAACCAAAGGTTTTATCTTATGATGAAATCGTTGAGCTTGAAGAAGGCAGCATTGAACCAATTAGATCTATACCTAATCTTGGAACACACATTCCAAGTGGTTGGAAGAAGTTTAATGTTAATAAGTTAAAAGATAAATTAGCTGTGCCAGATTGGTGGTATGGTTTTAAAATCTTAAAAGGAGGAGAGTTGTGGTGTGATAGCTCTGGGTTTGGTGCAGCAAATGAACCAGCATTAACTGTAAGTCAATTTGCTGATGTTGTATCAAAACTTGTAAAAGAAAATCCACATCTGGGATTTGGTTTATATTCAACAGGCCAATTCCAGGCTGGAGTGAGGGTTTTTGATGTCGCTTAATAAACAAGTTAAGTCTGCATTAAAACTAATCAACACCGGTCAATGGTTACAATTAGAAGGATCTATTGGCCGGTGGTGTAATGACTTTATTGAGAGTGAAATAATTATCAAAGATGAAAAGGCTACAAAGAAAAAAGGGCCTGTTAAATTCAGAGATGGTTATGGAAGATGGCACAATCAATATCGATTTAAAATAAACCATCTTAAACTAGAGGAGGTGCGTAATGGATCATAATGATCTAAAAGCAAGTGAGTTTAATAAAGTAGTTGGTCAAAGAATTTTAAAGCAAAGACTAAACAAAAAATTAACTCAAACAAAACTTGCCAAAGAACTTTTCGTAACTTTCCAGCAAGTCCAGAAGTACGAAAAGGGAATAAATGGTGTGAGTGGTTTTAGAATTAAACAACTTTCACTAGCATTAGAGGTTCCTGTTAATTACTTTTTTGATTATCCAATAACAGTAATTGATGGAAAGCTGTGTTCTCCTAATGTTTCTGTAGATAATAACCAAAATGTGTCTAAAAGAGAACCACAAGATAAACAATTAGACACCAATAAAGAGAGGTCTGAATGAAAATATTGAAATCTATTTTTGAAGGGTTTGTTTTCCTAGCTTGTATTGCTATGATTTATTTCTTCACAATATTTTTGTGTGCACTTTCAGATAAGTGTTACTACTACTATTTTCCTGGAGCAATTTAATGCCTGTAAATAAAGTTTATACATCATTAAAAGATTATGAATTAGGATCTAGTAAGATAGTAAATTTAATCAGAAGTGTTGAAGGTTATAAAAGTTTCCAAACTCCCAATGAAGTTTTGGAAAGAGCCATCAAAGAGCTCAAAGGAGAGGAGGTTACTGATGACATAAGTAACTTACCCAAAGTTAAGGCTGGTACATATTTAGAACCAGCTATACTTAATCTTTTCTCCCACGACTTAAAAGAAATCTGTGATGAACAACAAGCTACATTTAAAATTGATGTTCCGGATCAAGGATATTTTTTTAAAGTTAAGGGAGGGAAGATTGGCAGTTCATTAGATGCTAAAATAAAATTTAGCAAAACAATAAGTTTATTGGATCACAATAATGTGGAACATAAACTATCCGGAGAAGGTAACATTGAAATTAAAAATTTCTCCGGTGCTGCTACAGATCCTGTGCCCTTATACCAGGAGTTTCAACAACAATCACAGTTGCTGACAACTGCTAGTAATTTTTCCCTTTTAGTTAGATTGGTTAAGGGCTGGGATCTACAATGGTTTGTATATTTTCCAGATAAAAAGATACAACAGCTATTAATAGATGCTGCAACAGATTTTTGGTTTAGGGTTGATGGCATTATGAATGGTAAAGACTATTGGTATCCTCCAGAGAATACCAAAGAGGCATCCAAATTAATTATAGGTAATGGTGTTTTAAATGCTTTTAATATGGATGGTAACAATGAGCTCCAGAAATTAGTGGATGATTATCATTCTGCTAATACTGCAATTAAAGCCTCTCAAGAAATTAAAGATCTCTCATCAAAAAGAATGAAAGAAATAATGGGAGAGCATGAGGTTGTTAAATGTAATGATGTGGAAGTTAGACATACCACAATGGAGAAAGCAAAAACTAAAGTAATAAAACTTGATGGGCCTCCACTTAAATACAGGAGGTTCTCGGTAAAGCATAGTGTCAAAAGATGATAGAAAACATTTTCAAATTAATGCTTACTTACTTGCTAGGCAAGAGAGTGCTAAACGCATTCGACTACGAATATTGGAAAAGTTTGGTGTTGATATTGGAGTTGAATTTGTTGAAGAACTTATTGAGCTTATGGCCCTGGCTGCAATCGAGGGCCTTAAAATACAAAACCAAATATTTACTTTTCACATTAACAAACTAGGAGATAAAGATGACGAACCCCCAGAAGATCCAGACGAAACAAAACATTAGACAGAAGATACACACAGTTATGAAGAATGCTGGTTATATCAAAAAGAAAAATTCTAATATGCCTTATAAATCAGTAACACATAATGATGTAACTGATGCTATTAGAAACCAATTTAATAAAGTTGGATTAATAATTATTCCATTAGTTAAGAGCAGTAATAGAGATGGTAATATTCATAGTGTAACCATGAGTGTTAAAATTATTGATATTGATAGTGGAGAAAGTTTAGAAGTAGGAGATTATCCTGGTACAGGAATTGATAATCAAGATAAAGGTTTTGGTAAAGCTGTATCTTATGCTTTTAAATATATTCTACAAAAACTATTCCTTCTTGAGATAGGAGATGATGAAGAGGTTGATAGGAACCAGGTACAGGCAATCGATAAAGCTACCAAAGCTAAAGCAGAGAGTAATAAAGTATGGATGCAATACATAACTAATTACATTAGCTCTATTGTTGGAATAATTAATAATGAAAACAAAGATTTTGAAGAGAAGAAAAAAGAGCTTAATGATTATGTTGAAATTGAGGCTCCTAAAAAATCTGAATTATCTAAAGAATTACCGGCAGCTCACGAGGAATTAGATAAAAGAATAGCAAGAGAGAAAAAAAGATTTAAAGAAATGGAGGTTAAGAATGTCAAATCTGATGGTAACTAAAAAACAATTAAGGTTATTTGATTACATTAAATCCTATCATAAGAAGGAGAGAATACCTCCTACTGTTAGAGAGATAGCAAAACACATGGGCTGTGTTCATAGTAATGTGCATCGAATGCTCCGGTTATTAGAGAGAGATCATTTAATTAAAATACATCCAGCTAAACCTAGAGGTATTGAAATTTTAAATGGGAGTGGAAAATGATTGGTGGTCAAACTGCTCAAAAAATTTTAGTGGAATTAACTAGGATCAATAATAATTTAGAAAAGATTTTAGCTTTACAATACACTACTAATAGATTTACTGATGCTATTGTAAATAAATTAAAAGCTGATACTACTTTTATTAAGACTACAAAGGAGAAAGAACTTGAACCTATACAAGAGTAGATTTGGGAAAGACTTTGTTAAAGAGTTGATTAACGCATACGATGGAGAGAATGATGTGGTGGTTATTACTATGCCTTCTGATGAACCTGGTGGAAAACCACACCAGAAATTCTATGCTGCCAATGATCCAGAATTATTAAACCTGGAACACTCACCTCATTTTCCTAGTGGAGTAATAGTAAAACCTTATGAAGAATATTGGCTAGATAGACATAGAGATAAAGCAGAGAAGGCAATACTAAAAAATCCCAAGGAAAATATAGATGGGAATTAAACACGATCCAACTACAGGCTTACCTTCAAATGACAATTCAAGTTATGAAGAGTTGTTACAAATGTGGAGAGAAGAAAAACAAAAAAGACAGAATTTAGAATTAGAAACTATCAAACAAGTTGAGGCTGCAAAAAAAGAGGCAGATAAATTAATGATTAATAAAGTTTCTATGTATGAAGATAAGCTCAAAAGAAAAGAAGAAGATATTAATAGAGTAGTTGAAGAGAATAATAACTATGAAACAATTAGTCAATCTCATAAAGAAATAAATGGTAAGTTACAGACAAGAGTAAAAGAATTAGAAGAAGATAATAAAAAACTATCAAAACAAATAGAAGATAAAGATAAACATATAAAACAATTAGTAGATGTAA